CCACGCCATTAGCCCAGCACCAGCCAAGCACTTGCTGCTCGGTCAGGTCGGCGTAGGGCACCGTGGGATGACCATCTGCCCAGCCGCAAGTGCCGTAGGCGCTGTCGCTGTGCTCACCATCTACGCCGGTGCAAGACCAGTACGCGGTGGTGACAAAGCCGTCAGAGATTCGATGGTCAAGGCTAGAGATTTTCCAGGTGATAGTCATGCTTGTCCTTTCAGCGCGGCGACATCTGCTTGCAGCGCGGCGATGAGGGCTTGTTGAAACGTCCAACCCTTGTACGACTTGCCTTCACGAATTGCCTTGTCCACACAAGTCTGAGTAAAGCCAAGTTCCTTTTTTTGCTTTGTGCCAGCAATAAAAATTTGCTCACCAGTTTCAAGATTTGTGGCAATAACAGGCTTAACTTTTGGATTGGTTATACCAAAAGCAGGTTTGTTCTTCGCAACATTCCCAAGAACTCTGTATGAGTGCAAACCGTTTTCCGATGCTGTTGCCCATTCAAGGTTTTCAGCCTTGTTGTTGAGCTTGTTTCCATCTTTGTGATTGACCTGCGGTTTGTTTGCTTCGTTTTCAATGAACGCTCTTGCCACCAGTCGATGGACATTGTGGTTTGACTTCACATTGTCCACGCAAAAATTCACAAGCAGATAACCAGACTTGCCAAGTGCTGGCTTCAGCATTTTTGAAGACAGTTTACGAAAGCCATTGTTGTGGCCGTTGTTTGCGTAACGTTCAATAGAACGCACGCTGCCAAGATTGCTCACCTCGTAGTGAGTTTCAAACCCGGCGCATGGATGCCAGATTTCGTTCATTTAACCTCCAATGCGTCAACACGCGATTGCAGGTCTTTAATCAGACCATGAGCCTCTTGCAAAGCGGCGGTTAGGGTGGCGACTAGGAAACTGGTGTCGATGCCTTGGTAGACGGGGTTGCCTTCAGCATCTACGGCGTCTTTCTCGCCGACAACGGCTTGAGGACAAACTTCAGCCAACTCGTGGGCAATGAAGCCTTGACCGTCACTGCCGTCCACTTTCCACTTGTAGGTAACGGGGTTGAGCGCAGCCACTGTCGCCAGTGCGCCCGTCATTGGGGCAATGTCTTCTTTCAGGCGGTAATCAGAGGAGGTACTGTAAGTAACTGCGCTTGCGCCGTTTTGCTGAATTGAACCAATTACGGTTGTATCAGATCGGGCAAAGTTACAAAAATTTCCTGTGTTCCCGCCGTTAGTATTGACAACAGAAAGGCCAACATTTGTGCCACCCAGCATATTGACGCTGATACGCCCTTGATTCACAACATCGGTTCGGGCCACCAGCAGATTCCCGCTGCTGTCGATGCGGGCGCGTTCGGAGCCGTTCGTAGTAAAGAACACGAAGTTTGTTCCACCAGCAACTACACCAGCCGGCCTAGCACTCGCCTCTAAGCGGAGAATGTTATCCCCACCAAAACCTGTGTACCCCTGCGTAACGTCACCTTGCTTAAACTCAAGAAGACTATTCGTTGATGTATTCGCGCTATTAACCGCCAATTTTTGCGTCGGCGAACTCGTCCCAATACCCACGTTGCCAGAAGTATCCACACGCATACGCTCGGAGCCGCCGGTGTAGAAGGTCATTGGCAGGTAAGTGCCAGAGCCTGTGATGCCTGAACGTAACTGAATTTCAGTGCTATTTGCTTGCGCTTGTAAAATTCCAGCATTTGTTGGGTCGCTATTGTTTACCGCAACAAATTGCGAGGTAGGGCTTGTCCCGTTTGGAAGTATATAAATACTAGTAGCGCCATTCGTTGTACTTGTCTGAAACGCCACACGGTTAGCCACCGTCGCGTTACTGAAGTCGCCAGTGATGCGGTTGCCTGTGCCGGTAAATGTCAGATTGCCAGACAGAGAGGTATTGGTCAGGTTCACACCGCCCGATGCGTTAATGGTGCCCGACGAGGTCAGCGTGCCGGCGACCGTCAGCGTCTTACCTGAGCCAACGTTAAGGCCCACCGAGGTGCCGTTACCGGCGGCCGCAAAGACAGCGTCTACGCTGTCCAGATCGGTATTGATCTTCGTGCCCCAGGTATCAGTCGATGCACCGACCTCGGGCTTGGTTAGCAACAGGTTAGTGGTGGTCGTATCAGCCATTTAGTACCTCATGCAGCAAGCTGCCAAGTTTCGGAATTCTCAGGAATAGGCGTCCAGGTCTCGGACGTGTCGCCTTGCGCAGTCCAGCCTGTTGAATTATCAGAAACCGCAGTCCAGACCTCGCCTTGGTCCGGGATGCTCGTCCATGTTTCCGATGTATCAGATTCTGGCACCCATTTTAGAACACCATTGAGGGTCATGCCAGAGGTGCATGGCATCAATATAGCGCCAATCTGAACCTTGGTCGCCTCAATAGAGACCGAAGACTCAGCGTTAATCGAAACCGCCTGGTTCACGATAACGCTGGTGCTGACCGTCATGTCAGCCCAAGCCTCAATCAGAATGCTGACCAAAGGCACCCGGATCGCCGAGACCGCCATCGCGCTAACGTCATTGGCAGCAAACGAAGCAATGGCGTACCGCACCGCGGAAATGCTGGTCGTCGACGAGCTGGCCGCCGTAAAGGCTCCAATGGCGTACCGCAGCGCGGAAACACTGACAGACGACGACGCCGCTATAGCACTTTGTGCAATAGCAACGCGCTGCGCTGCAATAGAAACAGAGGACGATGCGGCAACGCTAAACGATGCGTCCTTGATGACGCGAGTATCAACGCTGACCGAAGACGCGCCGGCGCTGGTGAAGGCACCAATGGCATAACGGACGACAGAAACCGCCGCCGTTGACGAGGCAGAGACAGTTACGGCTGCGAGCGTTATCCCGTAGGAGTATTTACCCTGGCCGTATGGCCCGGAGCCGTACGCAGCCATTGTGGATTACGTCAAAGTGACGTCCAGATCGCCAGCAGGAATACGCAGCACGTCGCCGTCGTTGATGGTGCGTGCGGTAGACAACGCAGCCCAGGCCAGCATATTGCCGCCGGTGGAGGCGTCGAAAATCGCAGCCCAGCCAATCGAACCCCAGTTGCCGCCAGAGGCTGCAGCGAATTCAATCGCCGCTGCGTTTGTTGCGTTTGTGGGCGACGTGCCGGACACGTTAATCGTGCCGGTTGCGACACGCGCATAGCCGTTGCCAGAGACCTCAGTGCCGCCACCCGTATCGGACGGGGCGGCAGTGAAAAGGCCCACATACCAGGCGGTCGGCCGGGTGGCGCTGTTGGTGGTCAACAGCCAATTGAGAACCAGGTTCTCGGTGTAGTCGGTAAACGATGACATTTCAAAAACTCCTTTATCCGAAAGTCCTGGCTCGCATCATTATGGAGCCGCCAGATGTTGCGCCGCGGTCATCTGCAATCTGCAGCTCCTCGAGGCCGCGGGTGTAGATTGCCGCCCAGACAGGAATCCGCGAATCATCCTTGAGGTAAGGCGCGGCCTGCATCAGCGATCCATACAGATACACATCCGGGGCTTGCGCCAAAAGCCAATTCGTTGCCACAGATCCCGACAGCTTGGACAGCTTGGCGTAATAAATCAGCTCGGCGGTGTAGGCGCTATCAGGCACCGGCAGCACCCGGACCTGCCCACCCACAATACCGAAATACTGGGGTTTACCCGCAGAAATATAAGTTGTAGATTTAAGACTATCAAGTGCGTCCACAGATTCAAACGTAAGCGCCGTCACGGGATTTGTGTTCAGCTTGATCGACTTAGTCTCGAGGAAATCGGCGGGCACCGCGCTGTACTCGGTATCAATGGAAGCGGTGGCGCGCACGATCATCTGGCGCGTGCGCAGCGTGCGCTCGATCTGCGCCTCAGCCAGAGCAATAAAGTCCGGGATGACGCTGGTCAGATCGGTGCGGTTGAGCCAGTCGGCCACCGACGCCTTGAGTTCCGTGTACGTTGACAGTGCCATTTAGGGCGCCTTTTCCTTCTCTAGATCCTTAACGATCCAGGTGTGCTCGTGCTTGTATTCAAACGTGCCGACGTGGCCGATTTCCTTCGACACATCGTGATCAATCCAGATTTTAAATCCAGCCGCCCGAGCCTTGTTGCAAAAGAAAACGTCTTCGCCAATGTAGCCACGTTTGTCGCTACGCCACGGCGTCTCGTACCACGGCTCGGACAGACCCTTAAAGACGTCGGCCTTGATGAGCATTACGCCCATCCCGACCGAGCCAATCTCCTGTAGCCCGGTACTCTCAGGCATTGACCAGACCAGCTCGCGCTCGCCGTTTTCTTTATAGATCTGCGCCGTCGGGCCGGTGGGCATCCTGCGCCTGGCGCAGTTGGCCGCCACGATGTCCAGATCGTGCGCCAACAGACGGCCGATCATGTCCTGTGGGAATCGCATATCCGAATCCACA